ACCATATCACGTTCAACACTGGTATTAGCAGTATTTAAACTGAGATCCTTACCATTCAGCTTCATGACAGGCATGTTAGCACGTTCAGCTAGCCAGCTACCAAAGCTACCACCAGCTTGCTGGAGCATACCTTTAGCGTAGCCATAGGCTTCCCAGCCTGTCATGTTCCGTAGTTCTTGAGCTACATCAGGTTGACCACCATCGCGCTCATACTCTTCAGCTACTCGGTTAGCTTCAGTTTGAGCAGCATTGAGTTCACTTTCTTGTTTCTTTACTTCAGCCATCTCCTGGGGTGTGTACCCTTGGGTGTAGGCTTTCATCATACCAGTCTGTACCTTCTGTTCGTTTTTGAACTGTTGGTATCCTACTAGTTCTTTAGTCAAGGTCTGGCTAAATGAAGCCAGCTTTTTTAAGTCTTGATAGCGGTAACCAGAGTTCTGAGCTTCTGTCTTGACATTGTCAATCATCCGCTCCTGGTTACGTATTACCTGGTCTTGTACTCTTTGAGCACCCTGCTGCTGCCTATCGAACTCAGCTTGCTGAGCACTGATGTTTAGTCTAGGAGCTTCTTGCCGTCTTAACTGAGGCTGTACTTGACCAAGTGATTCTAAGTCAAAATCAAATTCATTCATCCGAATACTCTCCCCATATCAACTTGTTGTCCGGGTACTCCAGTCTTAGGTGCTTTAAGTGAGCTGTATGTAGAAGCAGCACCGATTGCACCTTCAGCAAGACCCATAGCCAAACTCAGACCACTAGGACCTTGTTGCATCGTACCCATTACAGGCATAGGTGCAATAGGCAGATCTGTAGGCGCAGGACCAATGTTGTTATAAGCTTGTTTAATGCGAAGATTAGTTGTCTTAGCAGCCCGATCGACTCCCTCATCCATCTGCTCTTTAGCGAAGATAAGTTTATCAGTCAGTGAGCGTTGAGCCATACCAGACTTCAGTGCAGCATTAGCACCACGGACACCAGCCCTTCGACCTGTCGCACCTCGGGACAAGGCAGATGCCATGGATGCCCCTTGATACTCAGCAAGTTTACTTGCGTTTTGCAGGGACTTGATCTTAGCATCTCTAACTAAATTATTGAAATTCAGTTGAGAATCGTAATAGTAATCCTTATAAGCATCATAATCTAATTCCTTTTGAAGTTCATAATTCTGAACTTTCATGTCATAGACAGCACGCGCCTGTGCGTTCTGCTGCTGACGCATCTGCTCTTGATACTGCCAGTTTTGCATGGCAGCTTGGTTACCTAGTTGAGTCTGTTGATTAGCATACTTTGTGGCAGCCTGCTGCTCTTGATAACCAAAAATTGAACTTAAAGCTGATCCTCCAAATTGGAGGGCAGCCAATGAAAATGGATCCATTAAACACTCCGATAGAATTTATTAGAGAAGTCTCCTTCCCATGAAATAGAAAAGAGTGTAAATGGAGAGGGATGTCGGGCAGAGATCTCAACTTCCATTTGTTTGTTACGACTGTAACAAGGTATGATTTTAGTGAAGCTGTCTGCAATCATTGGGGTGTTAGCCTTATAAGCATCAGCCACTTTAGGGTAATATATTTCACTATAAGTATCGTAACCAGGTCGTGTTAGTTCTACTGTAAACACACCTGATGCACCAGCTTCAATATTAAATCGATGGATAATTAGAGAAGCACGAGTATCAGATTTGACTGCCTCGTTAGAACTAGCCCGATCATTTACCACATAGAATTGTGGGATGTTAACAACCATGTTAAAGGTGTAACCAATATAGAAGTCACGAGCACTCCAGTCTCCAGGGACTGAACCTTGAGCAGGGTCACCACCACCACCCCCGTCAACAATATCAACAGGCTGGTAGCTACCATCTACTAGGCTATAAGCAAACACAGTACCATTCTGGTATTCAATCAGACTACCAGGATAACCATCAATAACAAACTGATCACCATTAAAGTAACCGGTACCAGGATCAGCGTTTTCAACACTAACTGCTGTGATTACATTATTCAGAACAGTTACTTGAACTTTTAATCCTGTACCCTTACCTTTAACTGTAGTGGTTGGTACATCACTTATAGTACCATTAGGTTTATCTTCTAGCAATTGAGATTTAAGAATCTCTAGCTCAGTGAAGTTAGGAATAGGTGACACTCCACTAGCACTACTCTGCGGAATATCAAAGGTTGTAGTTTTAGTTGGGGCATTATAGACTGCGTTGTCTGTAGCGACATCTACATTAAGACGACAATCCAAGTGAACTCTGAATTCATCATTCAAAAGAATAGTGTTCTCAGTCTCTTTAATATCAAATGCAAGGATCTTGTTAACACCATTCAGTCGGACCACACCATAGTAGGTGTCACGCATGATGGTGTTATAGATAACATCACCAGGTAACTCCCACCTAAACCAAGCTTGTTGTAGACGCTCATCACCAACAGTATAGTATCTAAAACCCCACACCTCATTCTGTCTACCAGGGTCATCAGTAGCAAACATCAGGAGGTTACCTTCCTTGCTGTCTGCAAAACTGATCAAGTTATTAGGAAGTAGGAGGCTAACAATTTTACTTAGTTCAGTCACACTAGGTTGACCTTCTAAGTTAATCTGTGACATCTCAAACAATCTAAAGCTCGTACCACCACTGTTAGTAAAGCCAACAGTAGTCCCCATTAGAGTAGGACTTACATTAGGATCGTATAGATAGTTACCAATACTACTTAGTTTAACAGTATCTTGGGTAAGACCAACAGCTGAGTCATCGCTAGCGAGGAGGTACTGTTGAGTCTCTCCAAACAACACCAGACCATTGTTAATCTCTACTCCATTATAGAGTGTAGCTGGTTGGTTAGAACTAGCTGCCACATCAATGGGGTCGATAGGACTTAGTGAAACAACAGAGGTTGCAAACAACCCAATCTCTCCATCATCAAATCCTTTCAATGAACCAGCTTGAGACGTGTTTACATTCTCTCCAGATAAGAAGACTAGACGGTTCCTAAATAGGAGTAGTTTATTGATAGGGGTTCCATCAGTAGTAGGTAGATCTTTATTAGCTTCTGTAGGTTCATTGATGAAGCTAGGCAGTGGGTTAGTCTGGTAATCTCCAGCTCCCATTGGTTCCCAGTTAATTGGAGCAGTTCTAAACGTAAAGTCATTATTACGTATAATCTGGTGAGGCATCCTAGCAGGATCAAACTTAATGTATAAGTTTGGAGCTACAGTCTCTTCCCAACTACCGTTACCATCATTATCTTCATCACCATTGAATACCACCCAGAAGTTATCTTCATCACTAGCAGCAGTGTTAACAACTTGGACCAACATACCGTTTCTACACTGATAAGGTAAGCGATCAAAGCTATTAACATCCTCAGCAAAACCATTCATGGTAGAGGTATCGAGGATCTGAATACTAAAGGGCTCAGCTCTGCTAAAGTAAATACCATTACCAATAGGAATAGCAGTGAAACCTAATGCTTCTAAATCAACCTTCCATGCTAGAGTAACATCTTCTACTGAGATCTTAGTGGTAGCATTACCAGGTGTGTCATAACTAGGTTGCTCAGCATCAGTACCGATCTGATCACCATTAGCATCAAGTAGAGTAATCTTATATTCCCTAGCATAGGCAAGGACCTTAACCTCTACATAGGCTTCAGGGACAGCAGGAGCACTCTTAGCATCATTCAGGTAGACAAAAGCTGCACCAGGATAAGCAGCAAGAGTAAAGATGTCACCATTAGTATAGCCAGTACCAGGTTGGTTAATGGTTACGGTTTCAATGGTACCAGGGTCTGGGATAGTAGGAGGATCACCTTCCTTTAATACCGTAACATCTACAGTCAGACCAGTACCTGTACCAGTTACATTGGTGGTAGCTATATTAGTACCATCATCTGCGCCACCCGTATAAGTAGTAGCAAAACACCTTACACTAGTGGTAACACCAGCACCATCCTCTGCTAACATACGAGGCTTAGCCTCTCTATTAACAACATAGGTGAAGTCATTAACAGTGAGGAACTGAATGACACCAGGGTCAGTGCTGACGTGTTGTAGGTAGGCTAGGGTTTGACTACCAGCAGGATTCCATTGAGCCTCATACGGTTGCTCAAGGGCAGGGAAACCACTATTGGGTGCAAGACCTACTACATTCCAAAGATCAATCTTACCATCTGTAGACACACAGCCTACATACTGTTCCTGTTGATCTCTATAATAGCTGAACCAGTCACCTTCTTCAGTATCAAAATCATTATCTTCAACATCAATTACATATCTGCTTCCCGGTCTCTTGACAAGTTGCCTTGTAACATCAGGCAGGCAGTTAACCATATCCTGGACTTGACCGGGAAACTTAAGTTCATCAGGTTGTTCACTAATCCCTCTTACATAGTTAGGGATTTTCTGGGTTACACTTGCCATTAAATAATGCCTCGTCGTCCTTGTCGTGGTAGATAAGTAGGTCCAATCTGTCCTCGTGTTAGTGCACGGTAGGGCTGATAAGAACGGTAGACCGTATCAATTGGCCAACCGAAGTAGGTGCGAAGTAGGTGTTATCACCCATGTCTGCATTCTCTTGAATACATGCAGCACGTTGGAACACAGCTTGTTCGTTTAAAAGTTGAGTAAGTTGGGGGTTAGAGACTAACTGAGTAGCAGCTCGAACAGAAGCACGGAGAGTAATGTAGCGTTGGAAAGTAGGAGGAACATCTTCAAAATCACGTAACCAGGTTACATCACAAAACACTTGACCACCATGCCAATGGCTCCAATCAAAGGTGTGCTCAGTTTTATTATAAAGATAACCGTCTTGTTCAGTTACCTTTACCAGTCGAAACACCTGTCCACCAGATACGTTCATGTTCAATGATTCGGTTAGCAAATTGCCCTGTACCACCTGTAATAGAAAAGGGTATATCATTCTCAGTGTTGAAGTACCAACCTTCAGTCTGTACATCAACGGTAGTTTCCTCAAGCAGGTTCATGATTAAACCTAGCTCAGGGTTTTCATAATTCAGGGTGGTGACAGGTGCCTGACCGATGGCACCCAAGATTGAGTTTACAGCGGATAGGTCACTATCGAGTTTAAAAGCCATAGGTCTAGTGAGTCTTACATACAAAGAAAAAAAGGGGACCCCGAAGGATCCCCAATATATCAGACAGTGACAGTGATTTCAGAATCGGGGAATCCATCGAGACCCACAGTATCAGTGTCAGCAGCATTATAACCAGCACCAGCACTGAGGATAGCGACAGAAGTGGGAACACCACTTGCATCAGTATCCACAGAAACCAGCAAACCTGCACCAGTGTTAGTGGCATTCAGGTTACTAGTGCTAACAATGCAGCTGCAGCTGGGGTAATTGGGGTTACCATTACCACCATCAGTCAGCGTCAAAGCTGTAGCAGCACCAACGGTGCCACCATTAAGAAGCGTAGGAGTCAATCCCTCATTCTGGAATTGATTCACAGCAGCAGGATCAGCACAAGCAATACCCCCGTGGGAGTAGGCTTGACTGAGTCCAGTTCGCATGGAGTCTTCAGGAGAAGTACCTGCGAAGAGAAGAGTGCTACCGTCCTGTACAGCAGTAGAAGGACCGTAGCTATAAACAGCGGAAGCCGTATCGGTTCCGTTTGATTTGCATACAGAGTATGCCTTTACAGTTGCCATAGTATTTACCTTAAGGGATCATGAAGATAGCGCGAGGGTTAGGTGTGTCTCCAGCACTACCATTAATAGTGAACGAATCGCCAGAAAACAGACCGGAGCCAACTCCCGAGCCAACAACACATTCAACTACCTGACCACCTTTAACGGTGTAGGTAATGTTCAAACCACCAACGGCGGCAGAAGTTTGACCAGTTTGTTGGTTTACTGCGTTGGCGTAGTTGTTATCTTGACCACCTTTCTGGCGGTTATTAAAGGTACCATCAGTGTAACCATTACCACCATTGTTAACCAAGGTAAGAGGTTGACCGGAAACTAGTGTCACCGGTTCAAGCTGTAACCTGCCTTATCGTCAGCAGCAGCTACGATCTCAATGGGAGGACGTGGCGCGTCCGTGATGGAGGACGCAAGTCCAATCCCAGTATTATTAAAACGTGCCATGTTGATACCTCCGATCAATCAGCAGCGCAAGCAGGGTTCAGAGTACCAGCGCCCATAGCCAGACGACCAATGATCAGGTCACCCTGATACATGGCGCGGACATCAGCACCAGTGGTTTGGACAGAAGGACCGATAGCAGTCAAGACACCAGCAGCATCCTTAGCGTAGATCAGACCAGCGTGGGTAGTGAAGTCACCACCGTACCAGTTGTTCTCACCATCCACGGATTCCACAGCACCAGCAGCGCCGGTACCTTGGAGCAGGAAGGGCAGGTTGTTGGAGCGCTTGATCTGAATACCAGCGATCTCATACAGACCCTCACCAGAGTTCATG